CTGCTATTACGTATTCAATCGAAAACCGGCGAGCAGTTAGTAGATGTCGAAGATTCTTAAACGATTAGCTGATATTGAGTTAGACCGCACCTATAAGGAAGAATTTGATTTAAATGTTGCGTTAGAGCTTATCCAAGCTGATCTGCACCCAGGCCAGCTTGCTTTTGTTGATGATGCCACTACTCAGATCTTAGGCATCAGTGCAGGCTATGGCGCTGGCAAGACCAGGGCATTATGCGCAAAGGCAGTGATGCTAGCCGCGGCCAATCAAGGCTTTATTGGCGCAGTGCTTGAGCCGACCGGCCCGCTTGTCCGCGACATCTGGTTGTCCGACTTTGATAATTTCCTTGATGCATACGAAATCCCGTACACCTTCCGCGCCAGCCCATTACCTGAGTACATGTTGCACCTACCAGGTGGTGATACAAAAATCCTATGCCGTAGTTTTGAGAATTGGTCACGCATCATTGGTTTGAACCTTGCATGGGTGTTGGCTGATGAGATCGACACTGTGGCGCCAAGTATTGCCAACAAGGCATTCCCTAAAATCCTTGGCCGTTTGCGTGCTGGTAATGTCCGCCAATTTGCAGCAGCATCAACACCAGAAGGGTTCCGGTGGATGTGGAATACATTTGGCAGTGATGAAGCAAAGGCGCGGCCAGATCGGCATTTAATCAGGATGCGAACTGCTGATAATCCACACCTACCGCCTGATTTTATAGAACGGCTAGAAGCTAACTATGACCCTAGTTTGCTACGTGCATATTTAGATGGTGAGTTTGTTAATCTAACAACTGGTCAGGTTTATGATAGGTTTGATCGCCATAAGCATGTAATAACTGAGTTGCCAGATCTTGACCGCGAAGCATTACGTATTGGTGTTGATTTTAACGTTGGCAATATGTCAGCCATCATTGCCGTCAGGCTTGGCGACAGGTTGCTAGTCATAGATGAAATAAGCGGTGCGCATGATACAGACGCACTAGGCGCTGAAATAGTAAAACGATACCCAGCCAGGCGCCTTTATGGTTATCCAGACGCTAGCGGCGGCAATCGTTCAACTAATGCAACGCAAACCGACATTCAAATCTTGGAGCAATATGGCATTAGCAACCAATCACCACGTGCTAACCCACCGGTTCGTGATCGTGTTGCAGCAGTGCAAGCGCTGCTGGAGAATGGCAAGGGCCAAATACGGCTGCAAGTATTAGAAACTTGCAAGCGCACTATTGAATGCCTTGAGCTGCAATCTTATACAGAAAAGGGTGATCCAGATAAGGATGCAGGTTTTGATCACATGAATGATGCGTTAGGCTATTTGGTGTGGCGTGAATTTAATCCGCTTCATGCTGGAGCTGGCCGTGGAACAGGCATTAGAATCTATTAGTACTAATGGTAACCACCCATGGCGAAAGGAGGCAAAGGCCGTAAAGGCGGCGGCGGTGGTGGAGGTGGCAAGACACGTAAATACAGCCGCGATAATAAAGGCAGGTTTGCACCAACTGGCACTGGTGCAACTGCTAGAGGTGGTCGGCTGCTGACGGCTAAAGGCAATAAGCGCAAGACGCAGACAATTGAAGCCGCAGGCCAAAAGGGCGTATTAGCAAAGCCAAAAGGGCTAAAGCCAGCACGCGCAACAGCTAAGCCAGCGGCAACAGCTAAGCCAGCGGCACTCAAGTTTGTAGCAGAGCAAAGTGGTCGAGTGCGTCGTGCAGCTTTAGGAGGCGGTCGTACTGCAGTGGTTAGAAAAGATCAAGCCGTAATTATCAACGCAAAAGGCACCCCAATAATGACTCGCAAAGGTCTACCAAATATTACGGCGGGCAAAAAATACGCGGCCAACCCCAATGCCCGTGGGCCTCGCCTCATGGGTTCAGGTAGATCCGAAGCATTACCGTCAAGAGATTACTTAAAAACATCTAGACCAACTGGAACAATAAATAAGCCCAAAGGACTAAAGCCTGGGGCGATTAAGGCTAAGGCCGCAGCAAAGCCAGCGAAAAAAAGCAGATTTACATCTTCAGAATTAGCTGAGCGTAAAGTACGTGCTGACCAATTAAAAGCAATTCCTAAACCAACCAGACGCGCTGAAAGAATAGGGCGAGTTGCAAGAAGACTAGATCAAACACCTGGTGGAATAGGACGCGGCATTATTGGCAAAGGTAAAGCCAGTAATTCACAACTTATCAGTAGTTTGGCTGAAGGCGCTTTATTGCTAAAAGGCGATAAGACCGGTCAAGTCGCTAAATCAATGCAAAACACCGCTAATAAATTACGCGGCAGGATGGCAATAACAGCAGCAGGTTCACCGTTAGGCGCATATAAAAGAACACGCATTAAAGCCGCAGGGCAAAAGGGCGTATTAGCAAAGCCAAAAGGACTGAAGCCACAGTCCGCCAGAAGCCTGCGAACAGCTATTGCTGTTAATCGGATGAGAACAATCAATCAAAAGATTGGCAAAGGCCCGGACTTAGCTGAAATCAACATAAAAGGACGATTTACTGGTCAAGCTGGCAAACGCTTTGAGGCCAGCATTGATCGAGCAGTAAAGCAAACTAAGGCTGCCCAAACTGCTGCATTGATGAAGCCTAAAGCTCAAGTGCGTGCAGAACGTGTAACTAGAGCAGAGGCAAATCGAGCAGCGCAAGCCGCCAAGCCTAAGCGCACGCGCAGCGCTGAATCATTAAGAACTAGCAGGGCTAAACAAATTGAAAAGCGGCGCAGCATAACAACAAACCCGGCAGGGGAACGTGCTTCAGCCGCTGCAAAAATGGCAGCCAATGCAGCACGCACTCAGCAACGCGCAACAGCGTTTTATAAAGCTGGAACCAAGCCAGCACGAGCAGCAGTTAAGCCAGCGGCAGCGCCTAAAACTAAAAAAACCAGAACTGATGAGGGCGCCTTTGGCGACCGCTTTAAACGTGCAGGCAAAATTGGCCTAAAAAGAAGCATTAAAGAATCAGATAATTTAAACAACCCAACTGGCAAGGCAACATTTGAAAAGCGTTTTGCTGCTACACAACAACGACAATCACAGGCGGATAGAACTGCCGCTGCGGCAAAGGATTTTTATAGCAGGTTTGGTAGCCCTATGAGTTTTGCACAACGGCCAAAACTATCGACAGCAAGCGGGGCTAGGTTTGGGGTAAAGAAGAAGCCAGCGCGTAAACCTCGCCCCATGCGCTAAGATTACCACGTCCACAGCAACCAATATGGAAACGTTCCTTGAGCAGCTTGATGCTTTGATTGCAGAGCAAGACCTGTCAGTCATTGAAGTTGTTGGTGCATTGCAATATGCACAACAGCAACTGGTGATTGAGTCTTATATCGGCAGCGATGATGATGAGGAAGAAACTGATGCAGAAGCCTAAAATTACCGCTGTAGGCCGTTTGCTAAAGCCTAAAGGCGATGAACCACGTATCCATCACGTAATTGCCATTGACCCTGATGGCATAGTAAAGACAATTGCCAAGGCTAAACTGTAAGCAAATAGGCGGCTGGTCGCATGTACACAGGTTACAACTTTTATGACCGGCCAGCCGCAAACCGTAAGGTCTCGGCGGTTAATGATGCGAACAGTGCATGGTATGCGCAAGAACCGCACTGGATGCTGATTGAAGATTTAATGGCAGGCACCTATGGCATGAGGCGCAGGCATCGGCGTTACCTGCCGCAGGAACCTAGAGAGCTAGATGAAAGTTACGATAACCGCTTGGCTCGTTCAGTAGTGCCGCCCTTTTACCAACGCCTTGAGCGGATGCTGGCAGGGATGCTAACACGTAAGCCCGTACGGTTAAATGATACCAGCGACACTATACGCGAGCAGTTATTTGATGTAGATCTACAGGGTAATGATTTAAATGTTTGGACATATGAAACCGCACGTAAACTTGTGCGTTATGGCCATGTTGGGACATTAGTTGATGCGCCATCAAATGGCGGCAGGCCATACTGGTGCACATATACACCACGGCAAATCCTAGGCTGGCGCACGGAAGCAAAAGACGGCCAACAGCAACTTACGATGTTGCGGTTGCTTGAATCGGTGCTAGTGCCTGATGGCGAATATGGCGAGAAATCAGTAGAGCAAATTCGAGTATTAACACCAGGTGCATATCAACTACATCAAAAGCAAGATAAGGGCACATTTCAAATAGTAGAAGAAGGAAATACTAGCATTGCTGAAATACCGTTTAGCGTTGCATATAGCAACCGCGTTGGTTATTTGGAGTCGCGGCCACCATTAGAAGATATTGCAGAGCTAAACCTAAAAACCTATCAAATACAATCAGACCTAGACAACCAGCTACACATATCAGCGGTGCCGATGTTGGCATTTTATGGCTTCCCATCAGCAGCAGAAGAGGTATCAGCAGGCCCAGGCGAGGCGATCGCATTTCCGGCAGATGGCCGCGCTGAATATATCGAGCCAGGTGGTAGCAGCTTTGAGTATCAGTTCAAGCGATTGGAACAGCTAGCAAACCAGATCAATGAACTAGGTTTATCGGCAGTGCTGGGCCAGAAGTTATCAGCAGAAACTGCCGAAGCTAAACGCATTGATCGCAGTCAAGGTGATAGCACCATGATGGTGATTGCGCAGAATATGCAAGACATGATAGATAATTGTTTACAATTCCATGCTGAATATCTGGGCACCACAGAAGCTGCTGGCAGTTGTCTAATAAATCGCGATTTTGTTGGTGCACGACTTGAACCACAAGAAATTCAAGCATTATTGCAGCTTTATACGGCTGGCACTATCACGCAGGAAACATTATTACAACAACTTGCTGATGGTGAAGTATTAGGTGATGATTTTGATGTTGAAGAAGAATTAAGTGCTACTGCAAATGGAGGGCTGAATGACGACACCAGCAGCCCTATTTCGTAACGCTATTGATCTAAACCGCTACAGCAATAGTGTTGGCCGTCAAATAATAACAACATATAACGACATTATTATTGATGCTGTAAATCAACTGCGAACAATTGATGAGTTAGCAGCACCAGTAAAAGCAGCTAGGTTACGTGCAATACTGGCGCAGTTAAAAGATAGCCTTAATACATGGACAGGCGGCAGCATCACGGCATTATCGACTGAGCTACAAGGTTTAGCTGAATTGCAAACTGATTTTGTTACTGATCAACTACGTAAGGCACTACCAGCAGGCCAACGCACCGCAGTAAATACAGTTGAGATTAGCCCACAATTTGCGCAATCTGTAGTTACAACTGACCCAACACAACTTAATGTCGTTGCATTATCAGATGATTTATTTGCAGCAGTGCAAGGTGCACCACAAACGTTTAGCCTTACGGCTGCGCAAGGTGCAACGATCACGCTGCCTAATGGTGAGGTAGTAAGTAAGGCATTCCGTGGCATTGCAGTTGATCAAGCTGAACGGTTTGGGCAGGTTGTACGTAATGGCCTGCTAACAGGTGAAACCACGCCGAGCATTGCAAAGCGACTAATCGGGCAATTGCAATTTGGCGAGGAAGCTAAAACCGTACGTCAATTGGTTGCAGCAGGCGGTGAACTAACCGCAGTAGCAGACAATCAGATTATGGCGTTAGTACGTACTAGCATCAACCAGGTTGCTAATGCTGCAAGCCAACAGGTATATGAAGCAAACCAAGATATAACTAAAAAGTATAGATATGTAGCAACACTTGATACTAGGACTAGCGCTAGATGCCGTGCATTAGATGGCCGTGAGTTTGAGTATGGCAAAGGGCCTATGCCACCGCAGCATTTCAATTGCCGCTCAACAACAGTGCCAATAATTGATTCAGATATTTTGCCGCCATCTACTACAGCAACACGCGCTAGCGCAGCCGGGCAGGTGCCAGTAAATACCAGTTATGGCGAATGGTTAAGTAAACAACCGCTTAGCGTACAGGTTGATGCGTTAGGTAAGGATAAAGTGCCATATTTCAATAAATTAGCTGAGAAGTACGGCGCCAAGGATGCGATGGCCAAACTGGTGCGTGATGACGGGTCAGAGCTAACATTAAATCAACTTCGCAAACGTTACGGTGCCCAAACCTAAAAAGCCTGGCCTTTATGCTAACATCCGCGCAAAACAAGAACGTATCGAAGCTGGCAGCAAGGAGCGCATGTCACGTAAAGGTGATCCTGACCGCCCTAGCGCCGCAGATTTTAAGGCTGCTGCTAAAACTGCTAAAAAACCGAAACCTAAAAAGAAGTGATTACCTACCGTGGCGAGCAATTTGAAGGCTATAACAAGCCAAAACGGACGCCTAGCCATCCGAAGAAGTCGCATGTCGTACTTGCCAAGGAGGGCGAAATTATCAAGTTGATCAGGTTTGGGCAGCAAGGCGTTAGCGGTAGCCCATCAGCTAAAGGCGAATCAGCAGCAGATAAAGCGAGACGGGCATCATTTAAAGCACGACACGCAGCCAATATCGCTAAAGGGAAAATGTCGGCTGCATACTGGTCTGATGCGGTTAAGTGGTAACCTATTAATGCACTTAAGCCTGCGGCTTATTTATGACTGAAGAGAATCCAGCAACAGTTGATGACACACAAAAAAGCATTGAGGCACTTGAACGCAAAAATCAAGAGCTAATTGCTGAGCTACGTGCCGCTAAGAAGGCGCCAAAGCTGCCGGAGGGCGTTAATGTCGATGAATTACTTGAATTTAAGCGCCAAGCCGAGCAAGCCGAACTTGAATCCGCCGGTAAATACACCGAAGCAAGGCAGGCTTTGGAGCAGCAGTTCCGTGAGACGCAGGCGGAAAAGGACAAGCGCCTTACTGAACTTGAAGCCAGAATCAAAGAGTTAGAACTGGTAGCACCAGCCGTTCAAGCATTAGCTGATATTGTTCATGATCCAGATATGGTGCTAAAAACCAAGCTGAGCAGCGATCAAATTGAACGCGAGCCAGATGGCACTGTTGTAGTAGTTAATGGTTACCAACGCACACCAGTTAGCGAATGGGCCAAAACATTACCGGCATGGATGCAAAAGCAACCGAAGCCACAAGGCGGCGGCGCACCATCAAGCGGCACACCGAGTGGGCTGCCAGCAGGAGTTAAGAATCCATTTTCTAAGGATTCATTTAATCTGACCGAACAGGCTCGACTATATAAAACTGATCGCGACCTGTATGACCGGTTCAAAGCTAACCGCTAGTATGTTTGCAACCGGCTGCGCTGGTATCTGGGCTGCGCCCTAACCTGTAAACCATTTCTATGAGGACTGAATGGCAACTTTACGTTCTGATTTAATCATCCCGGAGATTTTTACTCCGTATGTGATTGAGCAAACAACCGCACGCGATGCCTTTTTGGCTAGCGGTGTTGTACAACCAATGGCAGAATTGAACGCTACCGAAGGTGGCGACTACATCAATGTGCCATTTTTCAAAGCAAACCTAACTGGTGACTTCGAGGTGCTGACCGATAGCTCCTCGCTGACACCTGGCAAAATCACTGCCGATAAGCAGGTTGGTGTTGTATTGCACCGTGGCCGTGCCTTTGAATCACGTGATCTAGCTGCATTAGCTGCTGGCGCTGATCCAATGGCTGCTATCGGCGCCAAGGTTGCTGATTACATTGCTAATCAACGCCAAAAGGATTTAATCAAGTGCCTTGAAGGTGTATTTGGTTCCTTGACCGGTTCCGATTCACCTGCATTTAGTGCACTGCGTCTAGACACCAGCGGCATGACTGCACTTGGCCCCCGCCAATGTGCTAAAGCTCGTGCATTGTTGGGTGATCAAGGCGATAAGTTGACCGCAGTAGCAATGCACAGCGCGGTTTATTATGACCTCGTTGAGCGTAAGGCTATTGATTATGTAACTGCAACTGAAGCCCGGATGACAGGTGCAGCATCTGATGGTGCTAACCCTGATGCGTTTGCTGGCAGTGTAACAGGTGCATATGATAATCCTGTAGTCGCTACCTACATGGGTTTACGCGTAATTGTTTCAGATGATTTAACTCCCACCAGCACCAACTATCCGGTGTATTTCTTCACTGCTGGCGCTATCGGCAGCGGCGAACAAATGGGGCTGCAGACTGAAACTGATCGCGACATCCTCGCTAAGAGCGATGCCATGTCAATTGACCTGCACTATTGCTATCACCCCATCGGTGCTAAGTGGCTTACCGGAACAGTTAACCCAACACAAGCTCAACTAGCAACTGTTGCTAACTGGTCAAAAGTGTATGAAACCAAAAACATTGGTATCGTACGCGCCACTGTTACATCCAACTTCTGAGGTAACTAATCATGGCATCACTTTTTGAAGTTACGGCTGGTAAAGCGATCGGCTACGTCTCTGGCGGAGCCGTTACGCAAGGCACCAGCAAATCAACTGGAGTAACACTCAACCAACCTTGCGGTCAAATCACAACTCATGATGCGTCGCTTGCGGGCGGTGCTGAAGTGAGTTTTGTGGTTACCAATAGCTTTGTTGCAGCAACTGATGTGGTTGTGGCATGTGTGCAATCTGGCGCTAGTACTGGCACTTATATTGCCAGCGTTAGTGCTGTTGCCGCAGGATCATTTACTGCTACGGTTTCAAACCTTGGCACCACTGCAGGTGAAGCATTAGTGCTGAACTTTGCTGTTATCAAGGCTGCTGCTGCCTGATGGGTTTATTTGCATTCCGGCGAATGCGTGATCGTGAGGCTATCTCCCAGGAGGTGGCCTCATTTCCTATTGCGGAGCCTACACTGACACCAGAGGAGCCGACTAATGCCAATAGCAATCGACGCGACCCCAAACGGCGCAAACTCAAACTCGTACATAACGCTGGCGAATGCCCAGTTGATAGTTGACGGGTTAGTGCAGGATGCGGATATAACGGCATGGGGATCTGCTACAACAGATGCTAAAAATCGTGCACTTTATACTGCAACGCAACGGCTAGATCGTGAGCGGTTTTTAGGTGCTAGATCAACTGATACGCAGGCATTGCAATGGCCGCGTACTGGTGTGCGTAAACCTGACACTTACATTAATACCTATGCGGTTGGGTTCCCGTTTCGTATTACAACAGATTATTTCGATGATACAGAAATACCACAGCAGGTGCAGTATGCGCAGGTGGTCCTTGCGGCATACTTAAACAACAATACTGATGGCATTGGCTTAAGCGGTTTAGAAGATTTTAAGAATGTCCAAATCGGTAGCCTTAATGTGACGCCTAATTTTGGTGGTGCAGTCGGTGCAGATAAAATCCCGCCAATGGTTGAACGTTACCTAACAGGGCTTAGAATAAGCGGGCCAGGTAATTTCTCCATTAAACGATCATGAGCGAATATCCAGGAGCAGAGTTCATTGATGACACAGCAGCCCATACCGGACGGTTTGGCGAAATTGTGGCATTAGAAGATTCAGTGATAGCAAGCTTAACGGCTTTGGATTACACAGGTAATGCACTTACAGCCATTCCGATCAAGGCATCTTGTGAAATGTGCGGCGTGTTTACTAGCATCACATTAACTAGCGGTACGGTAGTGGCATATAAGATATGAGTTATTCAGCAATTTATGGCATTGATTATGCTAAAGGCGCTACATTTATCGCGAATGGCACTACGGTGACCGGGCGTTTTTGTGCTTTACATTTTACAAGCAGTTCAATAATTAGCACAATTACAGCCGTAAACTGGAATGGCACATCATTAGCGGGGCACCAATTTGATGCCGGTACGATTATTTATGGTGTATTTACTAGCATATTATTACAGAGCGGGCATTGTGTCGCGTATAAACTCTGATGGGATTATCTACACCGCTACGTAAGGTTGCATCCAAGCTGATGGCTAAGTTTGGCGGCACTGTTACTATCCGCCGCATCACGATAGGTGCCTATGATCCTGCTACTGGCACTGCGGCTGAGACTGCTGCGGATACAGTTGTTCGCGGTGTGCTTGAGGATGTCAGCGTTCGCGAGGTAAATGACCTGATACAAGCTGGTGATAAGCGTTTAACTATTGCCGCAGCAGATCTGGCCAATGCACCAATCACAGCAGATAAAATATTGATTGCAGCAGTAGTGCATCAGATTATTACAGTTAAAACAACTGAACAAGATAACACAGCGATAACCTATGAATTGATCTTGAGGGTGTAATGGCAGGTACTATTCGGCTAAATCAGATTGGTGAATATGCCGAGAAGCAAATGGAGAAGCTGCTGCGTGCTGCGGTGCTGGAAACTGACAGCCTGCTAAAACAAGCCAGCCCGGTTGATACCGGCAGGTTTCGTGTTAGCTGGCAGGTAGGTGAAAACTCAGCATCAGGCGGCATAAAACCACCAGGTACATACACAGGCACACCACCATTAGACCGCATTGGTTACAGCCAAGAACGCCTAGGCAATATCTATAGCGTCCACAACAACCTGCCGTATGCAGAGGCATTAGCAAATGGCAGTAGTAAACAAACTGCTGGTGCGCAAGGTGGCCAAGGCGGTTGGATTCAAGGCATCTCCAAAGATGTGCAAGGCAGAGTGCGTATAGCAGCAGACCGCATCGGCAGG